ACCTTTGAACGCTAAGAAAAATATCACTCATACTCTTTATAGATGACGACAAATACGTAAGACGATCAGCACGCTGCTGTGCATATCTTTTTATATCGGCAATTTTAGTAGCATAGCCATCCTCTTTTATGGCTTGATTAAATTGACTTTCCCAAGACCCTCTGTATGATTGTTCTTTTCCAGCGACAGTGCTTTTTAAAACCCTATCAGCCCAGTTGCTACGAGCTACTTCTCTATTATAACTTCTTTGTATATGAAATGCTAGACTAGACAATAATAAGGCGGCTTCACTACACTGATCTGGAGTTAATTTTTCTATTTGATTTCGCGTTAGTTGCAAGTAGTTTTTAGCCGTATCGTCGTGAAAGTTATCAGTAAAACTAGGGAGTCCGAGCGAAGATTCGTATTCGTCTAAGACACTATCTAGCTTGGCTAATCGTTCTCTTGCAATATCCTGATTTTCCATTTTTCTTGATTCTCGTTAAAAGGTAGCTCTATATAGTTTAGATTATTAAGCTCGCACCATTCTTTTAGATTATTATCTCTGGCTTTTTGATTAACAAAGTCTTGTGCACTACTATGATATAGGCTATTGAATTTATAATGCTGCGCCCCATGAACTTCAATAACAGTTTTGATAGTATTGATATAAAAATCAACAAATATCTTTTGATTACCCTTTAACTGAACAGGAACTTCTTCACATATTTGTAATGTAGGGTAAATATCTTTTAACAAAGAACGGGCGGTTAAGTGAAGCTTGGATCGAGGTCTTTGATCGTTTGACCTAATAAATCCCTGTTCAATTTTCCACTTGTGTATTGTACCCTCTAAATCACTGACTTTCATTTTTTTCAATCCCAACCATAGAAANACGANNCTCTTNNGATCTGAACTCGTCATACTTGTCTTGGTTGTCTTCTAAATATTTGGCTAGATTATTTTTCCCCTGTAGTTTTTCTTCGTTGGGTAACTTTAACCATGCGCCGGATTTTTGCACAAGACCAAAATCAATCATCAGGTCTGCCAGCTCCATCTCTTTCCAAATGCCTCTACCGTATTTGATGTGGCTCGTGACCTTTTGGCCGGGTGGTCCAATAGCAGAAGTAACCACTTGCCAATGAATAGTTTGGCCGATTTGGCTATCACCTTGCATGATTTTTTCTGTATGACTCGCATGAAGTTTAACGTCTACTTGATATTTTAGTGCGCTACCGGACTTTTCCACCTTGGTTTTTTGTCTACCAAAAGAAGAAACATTCGCCATTAAGTGCGTAATACCCACCACTGTAACTTTATTAATCGGAAGCACGTTTGAAATTCGTCTACAGAATTTAGAGAGTACCTTTTGTACTGTCATAACTTGCTGATCAGTTAAATTACCCGTTAGCTCTGCATCGCTAGAAAGAGCAGAGAAAGAATCTACTACACAAATTGTTTGTGGTTGAGTATGAATAATTTGATCAAAGATACTTAAATACTTTTCAGCTGATAAAATATTACCCTGTGTAGATCCTATAATTTTAAAAAGTTCAGGGTCTAGATTTAACTCTTTAATACCTTCAATATCTCGTTTTCTCAATCTACCTTCAATGTTACCATAGTAAGTTTTTCTATTAAGCCTTTGAGCATTAGCACAGAAGGTTAGCNCGGTAACTGTCTTTCCAACCTTTTCTGGCCCNGTCATAATAAATAAAGAGCCTTCGGGCACTCCTCCACCCAAGGCAATATCTAGCTTAGGACTTATAGAGATAACGCTAAGTTCTTCATCAGTAATAGAAGCTGGGTCATGGAGTACGTCGCCATACTCTTTTACAATATCCTTCATTCGAGTTCCTCTAATCTAGACAAGATTGATTTTTTACTATTATTACTATCAAAAGATTGGCTTTGTTTAAAGTCGTACTCTAATTCAGTCGGTTCTGTTTTAGGTGTATGCTTATATTGAGCTAGTTTCTCATGCGCCCACTTAGGACGTAGGCTCATAATATATTTATTGTCTCGTAGAAAAGCAATGATTTTGTCTATGCCTTGTGTATTAATTAATTTTGTTAAACTACGATTATTAATTTGTTGTTGATAAAATTTTTGCCATGTAGTTAAGTTAAGATCTTTAGTATAGAAACCACGAGGAAGATCTTTTTTTTCCTTTAAAGCTTTATTTTCGCATATCAATTCTACGATATACTGCCTTCCGGTTACCCATGCATATCCCTGTTCATCAACATCTGGAGAATATCTGGATGGATAACGTCTATCGTCTGATCTAGTTTTTGCCATTAGTCATGTATCTTATGTATCCAAGCGGATCGCTGAGCTTTTGATGGCTTAGCAATCGTATCTTTGGCTATGTCTCCACGTACAGAAGCGGCTTCGGTCATAACGGAAACACCCTTACTTCCAGAAGCTGTTTTATTAATATATAACTGACTTCTTACTGATTGAGCTTTAATTTTTTCCGTTTCCTTTTCTACAATCGACACAGAACGATCCAACTGGGTTGCCATGCCTTCTATACTAATATCCGATGCAATCATTCCTTCAATACAGGCCTTTTCCGTTGTCTGTCAGTTTACCCTTTTTCATAATAGCTCCCTTTCTGCATTGTGTAAATATGCAATATTCTTAGTTCTTAAAAAATACCCTATAAAAATTAAACACTCTCTCACTTACTTCCGTAAATTTCCATTCTAATTTCCCAGCATGTCCAAGTCTCTTCTGTGCCATGCCCTCACTAAACATACCAATAGGGTTGTACAGTCTACCATGCTTACCTCTTTTGGTATAGAATTTAGTTCGCTTACCAATAGTGATCTTCATGGCGAATGCGTCTGGCGATTCTTGCGCTGTTTCAGAATCCAGTTTAATACATGGGTATTGGTCGTCTTCAAGATATTCTTGTTTCCCTGTAATGGTATAAATAATTTCTTTACGTTTAGGCTTTTTTATACCCTTCTTTTTATCGATTATGTGTGTTTCACTTTTCTTTTTTACGCTTTTCTTTTTAGCCATAATATATCTCCTCAGTTAATCTTTTGTCCACTTTAGGGTTTCGTTGGATTTTTCTATACGACTCATGCCTTGAGGTAGTGGATTTCCCCCTTCTGTTTTCTTAGTTTTGAAGTCTTCTTTCATATCTGCCAATTGTGTTTTGCTATATTTAGCAGTTTGCTTATCTGCATATTGACCTATGGTCTTACAGTCAGATAAGCCTACAGAAACAAACGCATCAACATTATCCTCGGAAAAATCCCTATGAAGAATTCCTCCACACGATTCACACTTAATCGTTTTTAATTTATCAGAATATTCAGAGATCATACACACTAAAGACGTATGATTTGAACAAGCTTCGCATATAAAAGTATATTCCGGCATCCCAACTCCTTACTATATTGTACCTTACAATTTCATGAATAGAGATAACATAATAGAATTATTTGCGCCGTGGCTATGGTGATAGCAACCGTTCTTACATATTTGCTTTTATGAAACTTTAAAAAATATATAGACCCTATGACCACAAATGTTCCTAAAAATTTACAAAGAATAAATAATGATACGTCTCCATTATCCGCATGTAGCAACAATTTTCCTATAGGGTTTTGTTCCATTACTGTCATAAAGTCACGGTTTTTACTTAACCAATAAATGTCTATGGCCGATATACATACTATTATGGTAGTACAAATATTTAATATTTTACTCATTTCTCTTTCTATATTTTATAATTACACACACTTTGACCATCCACACTGTGTGCATGTCACACATCCTTCTTGGCGGATCAAACCACTACCATTGCATTCTGGACATGCCCCTTCTTCTTCTGTTCCATCTGGAATATACTTCTTTAGTGCTCTTGCCATACTTTTTGCAAAGCATGTCATATCACCCTTGACCTTTTCAAGTTGTTGTACAACCGTATGTATGTCTGCTCCATGTCGTAGCGATAAAGAGGTCATTCGTGTTAAAGCGTCTTCTTCGGCACTACACGTAGCATTGATTGGTGAAAGTTCTAAGCCATCTTCCAGTATGGCCTTATATACACCTTTTGGTCTTCCTAGCTTTAAAACAATTCCGGTTTTTACCTTTTTATCTATAAATCCGTTTTTACCGGCGAATACCTCGTAGGGCTCGTCCTCATACGTGCCAACTAATACAAAATATTTTTCGCCCTTAACGGTAATATGATATACGGCGCAGGGAAGCTCTTTAGGTCTTTTATCTGAGGTTAGTGGTCTACTAGATTTTTTATCAAGCGAAGACGATTCCGACAGAACGCTAGTCATTGTACCCGCACGATATGTTGTAAATCCCTTAATTCCATTTTCCCAAGCTTTTTTATATACATTTTTAAAGTCTTTGTAAGGATAGTCATTAGGAAGATTAATTGTTTTAGAAATTGCCGAATCTACCCAGTTTGCAAATAGAGACATGGTGTCTACATGTGCCTGTACGTCTAGATCCATTGTACACGCTGCCCATCCAGCGTCAGGGTTCCATTTGTTCTTTTCTTTTAAGTGCGACACAGCATAGTCTTCTATCCACTCTTCTTTTAATAAACCCCTTGTACGATCAAACTTCCATGTTTTATCTTCAAATTTTGTTGCTAAAAGATCTTCATCCCCTTCTTTAACCCAGCCCCAATCCACCTCGTTGTCGGGAATGTCAGCTAAGTCAAATGTTTTATTTGACCAATCTATATTTTTTGGTATCGGCAAACCATCTGGTGGTGAAGGTTGAATAGAAGTTCTCACATAACCATGCATGAATAAAGGTTCTAACCCACCACTAACTAAGTTCGCAAAACACGAACTATTACCCGTGGGTTGGATTGATGTGACGTGAGAATTTCGTATTCCATGCTCTTTTATTAAATTGACAACGCCCCTATCCAACCTTTTTATAAACTCACCTTTAGCGTACCTCTCTTTATCGTACAAAGGGAATGTGCCCTTCTCTTTGGCAAGTAATGCGGAGGCTTTATATGCCTCATTGGTGAAAAACTTCATCAACTCATTGGTCATCTCTAACGCTTTTTTACTTCCATATTTAACATGGGCCATTAACAATGCAGAGCCATATCCTAAAACTCCCAATCCGATACGTCTTTTTTCTTTTAGGTTTTCTTTTTGATGCTTTAATGGTACTTGGGTTTTATCATTTACATTGTCCATAAAACGAATAGCTGTATGAATTGTTTGTTTTAATTCTTTATACTTCCATGATTTGTTTTCAGGATCAATAAAATGTACTAAGTTAATAGAGCCTAATAGGCAAACACCTCCAATCGGAAGTACTTGCTCACCACATGGGTTGGTGGCGTTAATCCATTCACAGTAGTTTAAATTGTTCATTCTATTCATATGGTCAACAAACAATACTCCCGGCTCATTGCGGTTATACGTATTGTCCATAATTAAGTTCCACAAGTCTCTTGCGGATTCAAACTCATGATATGTTACTAATGCGTCTTCTTCACCACACGCCTTGACCCAAGAATCTAAATCTCCATTCCAATCTGTCTTATATTGAGATGAATATTTTTCATAATTAGGAAAGACAAGCTTCCAAGGCATATCTAGCTTAACCGCTCCCATAAACTCAT